AAAAGAGAACCGCCAATTAATGCTTTCCCATCTGTTAATATTCGAAATGTTCTTATTGTTTTATTAACAGCATCTTCGTTTTCATAATGTGATGATACAGAAAAAGCATCTAAATACGGATTTTGAAATAATTTATCCCTAACATAATTTTGCAGTCTTCTGCCTTTGCTCTTTTTTGAAGAAGTTCTCATCTACTACCTATATAAATATAAGCAACTTTACCTCTCGACTAAAAGGCTTAATTGAGATGTTCTCTTCTTTGCTATCTCGGCATATTCAGGGTTCATTTCAATCCCTATCCATTTTCTACCAAGATTCTCTGCAACTTTACCAGTAGTTCCACTGCCAAAGAATGGATCAAGCACAGTTCCACCCTCAGGACAACCTGCTTTAATACAGGTGGCAGGAAGTTCTTCAGGGTATGTTGCAAAGTGTGCCTCCCTTACGGAAGCGGTGTTGATTTCCCATACACTACGTTTATTTCGTGTAAGGATTTCCCCCCTCTCAATCTTTTCTCTTTCAGATGCAAAATAGTCGTCTTGTCTTTCTGAAGTAATTGCATATTGACTATCTTCTTTATCTTTACGATTTTCCATATGATTATTTGCATAGTATCGTTTGAGAGAAATATCTTTCTGAGGTTCTGCTATCGCTTTTGCATCGTAATAATATTTACTACTCTTAGTTAATAAGAATATATATTCATGTGTTTTACTTGGTCTATCGGTAACAGATTCAGGCATTGGATTATGTTTATACCATATAATATCTGAACGTATATACCAACCATCATCTTGCATTCTCAATGCACAGCGCCATGGTATTCCTATTAAATCTTTTTGTTTAAGATTACCTGTAGGTTTATTAGGTTTACCCCATGCAGTACCTTTTTCATGACGATTAGTATCAATACTGTTACCACCAGCACCTCTACCACCACCTATATATGTATCACCTAAATTCATCCAACATGTACCTTCAGGTTTTAATACTCTTTTTACTTCTTGAAATATCATATTTAGGTTTTCTACAAACATAAATGGAGTAGGTTCTAATCCAAGACAACCAAACCAACCATTACATTTTTTACAGAATGCTGATTCAATATCTTTAGGATTTGCATCTCTTGATGGTCTATGCCATGTACTATCAGAGTTATCATTACGACCACTACCTTGACGTAATATTACTTTATCCCATTCATGATTACATGCATTGTCTCCTCCCCATAAACTCCCAGGAAGACCATAGTCTCTGAGACCCCAATAAGGAGGAGAAGTTACACAACAATCAATAGATTCAGATTCGATTTCCTTTAGTTTTTCTAAAGAATTACCTATTAATATCATGTTTACCTAATGCTATGTGAAATAATTGTGGAGTTAGTCGTTTTACATTACCTTTTTTGCATCTAATAGCCATTTTAGCTACTTCAAATTTACAGTGGTCTATTATCATATCAATAGTATCGGAAGGTAATTGTATACCTTCTGTTTTAAATACATTTTTAATATAAGATCTTGCGAATGTGTTTCTAACTTTATTCATACTACCTTCTTTCTAACAGGGGAGGTATAGAAGGATTGAGTATGGTAGTAGTTGGTATGGAGACCTCCCCTATTATATTCCCAAACGTCTACGTAATTTACCAATAATTCCATCATATATTTTACCCATTTCTTTTAGTTTTTTGTCAAGATTTTCTATTCTAAGATTTAACTCATGGAGTTCAAGTGCATGTTCCCTTAATATATCTCCAGTTGTTCTTGTCTTACTTTTTTCTTTTTTTACCGATTGTTTCTTTGTGGATTGTTTTTCCATGTTTTTCCTTTTTTATTTTTATGGAAGAATCGTTTACATTAATTAGGATAGATTCATCCATAGGATTATTATATAAATGAGGGTTAAACATCATATCTTCTAATAATGATTCTTTAACTTTTCCCATTGTCATTCCATATTAAATCTATATTATACATAAATGCTACTTTATGAAGTAATATTTTAATATACTTTCTTGGATCTGAATTTAAATTATCTATCATTCCTTCTGTAAAGAAATAATCTATTGCTTGTTCACATTCTTTTTTACTTGGATTTTCCATAGTCTTTGTTCCTTCTTGCATTTTTAAAGTCCCATTTCCAAACTGTTTTTGCACATTTCTCACAAATAGTTTGAGGTTCTTTATTATCTAATAATTTAATTATTGCAGGATGCTTGGGGAGTAGATAAGCATGACCTAACTCCCCAGAACATTTCTTACAATTTCCGTACTTTCTACCTAAGTACTGTAAACTCATTAATTAAGTTTATTATATTCTCTTGCATATTCCAATAACCCATCAGTTACATATTGGTTGTTAGTATAATCAGCAGAAGTTTGTTTTTTATTATGCCAGAATAGATTAGTAGATGCATTTAAGAAATCCCATCCAGTTTGAGTTTCATATTCAGGCTCTAATAGATATTTATCCATTATTTTACCAAAAGTTGTTACAGGTAAATTAGGAATATGTTTAGAACGTATAGTATGTAGTTCAGTCATGTTTAATCCACCTAATTGACTTAATGATTTACATGCATTAGTAAAATCAACAAGATTCTGAGATGCATTATGCATTACATTAACTATACCATCCATTTCTTTTTCCCATTCAATAGATGTATTATCATGTTTAAACCTTTTCTCAAAGAAATAATTCTTACTTGTCATACCATTAAGACATGCAAGTCTATTAGCAAAGAAAGAATAATGGAATCTTTTACTACCGTTATAACTATTCCATACAGCAATACCTAATCCAATAGTATCTCCTACTTCAACTTCTTCAGTTATATCATCTGTAGTCATACTATACATGAATTGATTACCATTAAAAAACTCTTTATTCTTTTTCCAATGCATTCCACTTTTATCAGTTATCTCATGCAACATATCTACACAATCTGAATTAGGTACAAGAAGATAATCTCCTCCTACAACACCTACTTCTTTCCAATTAGATTTTTCATCAAGGGGGGTTTCAAGATGTATTGAGTATGCACTACTTTGTACACCATTAGCAACTAAAGGTATCTTTTTAATTTCTCCATAAGGGTTTAATGTGCTTGTATTCATTATTTTAGTCCTTTCGGGTATTCTTTGTATTTTAAGTTAACACCTGGTATAGATATACCATCTCTGAGGTCATGTAATAAAAGTTTTTTATCTAATTTTTTTACAGTTACTTCTTTCCAATAAGCCTCAGGTATTTTATCTTCATCAATTACTTCAACAGATGATGATTTCATTATTTTTATAGGGTTAAATTCATCATGTGCTGGTAATTGTTCAGTTACAGAATAAGAATCTACTACTAATTGTTTTAATCGTTTTTGAGAGTATTCTAAAGATTTTATTGCATTAGTCATCTTTTCTCTCATTTTCTTTGCAGCTAATAGTTTTTCTTCAAGAGTTCCATAAAACCAACTAACTCCATTTTCTTTTTCTTGTAACTCACTATATAACTCTGTTAATTGTTCATCTATCTCCTCTTCAGATAACCACATATCAACTTTAGTTAAAGCAATATCTTTAGCTATTTCGAGGAATGATCGGTGGGTAGACATTTGTACCTCCATGTATTTGTTGTTGAGTTCCAATTTTCAATCCTTTTACTGCAAGTATAGTATTAAGATTACCTCTTTCTCTATTTGCATTAGTCTTGACTGCAATTGAACCTATATTACCATCCTTGTCTTTCTTTGGATCAAGTGACAACACTTTTGATGCATTGTATGCTATACGAAAAGAACCTTTTATAGTAGATACATTCATTCCTTCGCTAAATGCTGATTTAGTTATTTCACTTATTGCAATTACTATAAGATTGTGTCTAATAGCAAGTTCAGTTATACTACCACTTATATCATCCAATTTCATGTTATTGTCACTATGTTTACTATTTAATAATCCAAGATGGTCTATAACTAATATCTCAGGTTTTACTTCTAACATAGAAATACGTTTCTCTAACTCAACTGCATAACATGAAGCATAATCAACATGAACCCAACTAAAGTCTGGCACCATACTACTTGAATTATTACGATAATGGTCTTTTAATTGTTGTTCATCCCAACCTTTTTCTATCATAATAAATCTACTCCATATTTGTCTTGGAGACATTTCCATTTCAAGAAAGTATGTTGGTTTCTTAAAGTGTGTTAACCAATTCATAACAATAGTAGTCTTCATAGATTTAGGAGGTGCTTGTATAATTACTAATTCACCAGGATATATAGGAAATTCACAATTATATAATGAACCCAAGTCAAGAGGTTGTACATCACTTTTAAGAAAATCTATTAAATTAGATTCCATATCCTGTGCAGTCATTAAAGTCTGTGATTTCTTGGATTTATATAGTATACAGGTATTTTTACAGTATTTATCCATTATACTATCCATACAACCATAACGATAACCTTGACCATTATGCCCTTTATAACAATCAGTAACTATTCTTTCCATTTCTGATTCTTTAAAAGGATGTTCATCACTTGTTACTTGTTGTCTCCAATATTCCATCAGGACTCTAACATATTCTTCAGGGTATCTCCATCTTAACCATGCAGCTATCCTTAATGCAGTTTGATGTCTACTACCATAAGTTTGCCCTTTCATCATAGTTGATATACAAGGGTGTAACGTAGGATCAGTATTCATACCTATATCCTTTTTATAAGATATAGTTTGTTTCTTTACCTCACGTTCAAGAGCATCAAATACAGCATCTGATTCTATATATATTGGTTTAACATCTCTTCTTGGTTTAGAAGCAAGTGATTCAATTTGAAGTGGACTCATAGTCATTAATTCACTTTCTTTAATACAGATTTTCCATCTATTAGATTTAGTATTTAAAGTATTATTTAATCTAATAAGTCTTGTTTTATCTGTAACAGAAGAGTCTGCTAACTCATATATACCATGTTTAGTCAGTACATCTTTTACTTTTAAATGAAGATTAGGTCCTGGTTTCCATTTAAAACACGTATCTGATATACCAACATGAAATCCTCTACCACTAAAGTATATATTATATGGTATAAATAAATCATTTAACAGCATTATTAACGCTTGAGTACCTTGTTGTGCTGTCTTTACATCTTTACCATCAACATCAAGTATAAATTCACTTGGCATATATATATCACCATCATAACCAGATAATGTTTTATTCTTTGCATAATATTCTTTTACTTTTTCATCATAAGCATATAGTGAAGTATACACATCTCTTGACAGAAATTGCCATTTGTGAGTATCAGAAGAACTTTGAAAGTGATGTCTATTACTAACACCATATGCAAATTCTCTTATCATAACACCTCCTTTCTTTTATTTTTATAATATTCAGGCCAACATTCTTTACACATACAATGATATTTCATTACCTCAACAGGTCCATCATATTTAATGCATTGTATTGGTTGATTTGATTTAGGAGTAACTTTATATTTAAAACTTAAACTATCATTTATTTTATACATTTAATACAAGTCTCCCTTTTTAATTTATATGTTGGAAAGTCTTCATAAAATTCATAGTATTTTCTACCACCAGGACCGTTTCCTTTTGTTTGCCATTGTTTATTACATTTTAAACAGTATTTAACTAAAGATTGTCTACCTCTCTTTTTATAATATTCAGTTTTACCATCATACATATATCTTATAATATCTGCATAATAATACCATCCAAATGAATCTTCCCAATTCTCTGGTATATCAAGTTTTGACCTATTTCTATGATAATTCATTTATAAATCCGATGTATAAAAATAAATTTCTCTATTTTCTTTTATACCATTAAGTATTTGCTCACCTAATTGGAGTCTTGCATACCATACAAGTTTGTTACGTATTTCTTTAATAGTATATTTTTCAACATTTTGAACATTTTCATCAACACCTTGATTGAAATATTCTAATAACATATCGTCATTATATCCATTATTTGAAGAAAAGAAATGATTAAATGCTTTAAGAAAATCTCTATTTACAGTATCAAGTTCTAATTTACATTTATCAATACCTTCTTGTACTTTAGGTATATCTTCTTCACCATAAGACCATCCTATTTCAGATACAAAACCTTGTTTACCAAAGAAATCTGGGTCGTTTGAGTCTTGTACACCAAACCAAAATTTACCTTCTATATCACCACTATAATATCTTCCCATTATTTACCTCCTGCAATATGGTATACTTCATTTATATATTTTTTATATTCTTCACCAATAGGTAGATTATCTAAATCTTCAACTTTATAATCTCCTCTAAAATGTAAAATACTTTGCCAATGTTTATTAGTTAGATTATCATCTATAGAAAAAAAACAACTACCACAAGCCCATCCATTATGTTGTATTCCACAACCCATAGTAGCAAAAAGTAATTGTTCTTTCATTTCATTATATTCTATCATCTACCTCTCCAACTCCCATCATCTGGATTGTTTAATACTCTCCATTCATCTTCAGTTACACTACTTACAGGAGTTATAAGTCGTTTAGTTATAGTACATTTACGTCTTGGCATTTCATGTAGTTTCTTCTGTTTCTTTAATTCATTTACTCTACCAGATACTGCATTGATTTCTATATTGGAGAATTTACTAATTTCACGTAAAGACATTCCCCATCCTTTATAGTTAGACTGAAGACTACTTACAATTATCATTATATGGTCATATTGTGAATAAGCAGTACCATCTTCATTAATTTCTTTATATGCTTTTTTAGAGGTATTTCTAACACTCATTTTCTGTCCTTTCTATTAAAAAAAATTTTTCACCTATAACTTTAGTGGAAAAACCTTCATTATTTCTTCTTTTTACTAATTCTGCAATTTCATCGTCATCATTTTTATTATTTTCATATAAATGATTTATTCTATCCACCAATTGTTTATTAGTTAAATTATTAAAACTCATTGTTTCTTTCTTTTGTCTTTTTCTCGACAAGGTTTACATTTTTCATAAGTATATGGATGCATTGCATTGTAATAATTGGTACATCCTTTTGTTATACAAGGTATATGATGTTGGGTTGGTTTTTGTGTATGATGTTTAGGTCTCATTGGTCTTCATACCTATCATGTTCTGGTTCTCTATTCTCTTTACAATCTTCACAAACATAACCATAATCCCCATCATCACTACATATTATACAATATGATTTAGTGTCATTAGGATTTTCACTTGGGGGGTCATAACACATAATATTCCTTTCTTAGACAACAAAAGGGAAACCTGTTAAAGCTTCCCTCTTATTATCCGCTACAATTATTCTCTATACTTGGCTCAGTATCTCTTGAGAATAAATTTTAAAGAGAGTATCAAAATAGGCCTAAGGAGCCTTGGTTCGCCTCGCGGTTAGAACTCTCTACTCTCTTTGTTAATTAGTTTGGCGAAGGATGAGTCACGTTAGTGTTCTTCTTCATTAAGCTGATACAACCACGTCTGGGCATTTTACACTCTTCAGCACCATTGTTGTCTATTTAAAAAGGGGCATCCTCTAATTCAACATCTTGATTACCCACTCTTACAGGTCCTGATGTCGTACTACCAACTTTATTATTATGGTACGTTTCAGCTGCAGATTTAATATAGTTAATACGATTTTCATCAAATGTATCAATTATATTCTCAAATGGTTCAGCAGGTGCTACTTTATTTTGTAATACATCCATGTAACCATTATCTTTTTTATAGACAAATACTTGAATACGTTTACCAACAAGAGAGTTAGGTGCATCATCAACTTTAACAATTGCATCTTCTCCATTATTAGATACTTCTTCAAGAATTTCAGGGTTGGAATATCTTATTAGATTACCAATAGAAAATTCTTCACCACTACTATTACGTGCTTCCCATACTCTACATCTCATGTTTTCATGTAAACTATCAAGGTATACATCATAGTAATTACTATTATTAAAGTTACCTTTTTCACACTTTTTAATAGTACCTGAATGCCAACCAGCTGCTGGCGCACTACCACCTTTAGATTTGGTCAATGTTATTGCCATTTCTATCCTTTCACTTTTGTTAATGTTTTAAGAGACATTGTTTTACCACTACCAGGTTCACCGATAATCATTACTTTAGCAGAATCCCATCCTTTTTCTTTTACAACATCAAAGATTAAACTATAATCTTGTTCTATTTCAGCAGGGAAACTATTACTTCTATCTTTTGCATGACAGTAGTGTTCATCACGTTGTGTTACCCATAAATATTTACGAGTACCATCTTTCATTTTAGTAATACGTGTATAAAACACAAAGTCAAACCACTTACCTACATCTACTTTAGTACTTCCTTCTATGTAAGGCATCATTCGTATTATACCGTTTTCATTGTCTTGTTCAGCTTTACTATGACAATTAACTATCGTACTACAAGGGATACTGTTAAGATATGAGAAGAATGCATCTAATATATCTTTCAGTTTACCCCATTGTTGAAGTTTAAGAGCATCGTTTTTACCTTTTAACTCTCTAACATATTTCTTAGCCATTTCAGAACCAGTATCTATTACTAAACCTTCAATAGATGTTCCTTCTTTAGCTGTTATTTGATATGATTCTTGAGCTACAGGTATACCATCAATATCAATATTCTCAACTGTTTTCTTACGTGTCCATATTTGTTTTATGAATGCACCAAAGTCTGAGAATGTCTCAAATGATAAAGGTTGATACCCAAACATTTTCTTTATATCAGATTTAGAACCAAGAGATTTGTATCCATTTTCTAAATCAACATACAATGTTTTCATACACTATCCTTCTTATTTATTGATTTGCAAAGGTTATAATATACCATTATTTAAGACGGTGTACACGAATATAATGATGTTTGGCAACTTTCTCTGTATTGGATCTCCATATTTGAGCAGGGAATCTTTTATTATGAGCAGCCATTGCTTGTCTAACTCTTGCATGTTCTTGTTTACCTGTTTTACTACGAAATGAATCACCTGGATACATTAAATGAAATGGGTATTTATATTCACCATGACTTTTACCAGTAAATGGTGTATATTTTATTCCACTTTCTATTTTATAGTCAGTTGTATTTTTAATCATTGCTTTCTCCATACTTTTCCAATAATTGACCATAGTTTTTAATTATATGAATATGTTCTTCTTTAGTTATTCCTAATTGACTTGCTACGGATCTATCCATTGTATTTATTACACCACTTTGTCTAATTGATTCAAATTGATAGAATGTTTCTCTATCTATTGTTACATCAGGCATTTGCATGTCCCCTTTCTAATAAATCTTCATATCTCTCATTTGTAGCTGATTCTATTTTACTCTGTTCTATTTGTGAGTCAATGAAGTCTTGTATTTTATTTTC